CACTACGTTCGCAGGCCGCTCCGCTGCGCAGGCCCCACCTGCCCGCGGATGGATCCCCGCCACGCCGGGCTCCCGACACAACGCTTGGATGGGGATTTCTAATTGTCGCTAAAGGGGAGAAATAGTTGTCGCCGAAGAATCCCCTATGTCTGGAACACTGACAGCTTGGCGGACTTCGTTTTCGAGACGGACATCACCAGCTTGTTCGTCACCAATGCGACAGCAGGTGCCGCAACCATCGAAATCCGTTGCCTGGTCGATATGACCCCTTAACCAGCCAGCAATCTGTCGATCTCGGCCTGGATGAGACGTTGCATCTTGGCAACGTCTTGACGGCTAACGGCCTCACTCAGGAATGGTGTTTGTTCATCGTCAAGGAAGCGTGCATACTGATATGGCTTGCGTAATCCTGAACTCGTGGCCTTGCTGTAACGCATGCGTGGCCCAATTATCGCCCTGACACCAAACTTCTTGACGCTGACCTTTGTGCCAATGGATGTCTTCAAGGCACCGCTATCCTTGGGTGCTTTGTTCTTGACTCGGGCCTGAACGTCCTTGGCGGACGTTGCCACGACCTTGCGAACGATGACACGCTGTTTACTCGTCAACTCCTTCAGGTTCTTCAGGTTCAATGCAACCTTTGTCATACATCCCAGACTTCGAAAAAGAACTCACCGTGCAAAACGACTACTGCACCCGTGGCCGTAGTCCATAACTCACCCTTCCACTTGCAATCACGGTAGAAACACCGCTGGATACTCGTGGAACGTTGTTCGTTCAGTGCTGTTTTGGTTAACGACCACATGGTCGATAGGTCTGCCAACGTATCCGCCCAGGCATGCACGACTATCGTAGACTTCTCCACGTCATGAACCGAGGCATCGGTGTCAACCCGATTGAAGGCCATACATGGTGGCAGGGTGTCCTGGGGTGGAATACCTGGATAGATATTGCCCTGGGTCAATGTCCATAGCGTGGCGTTAGCTCGCAGTTTCTGGTACACAAATATCTCTGGCTGCATGTTACTCCTGGTACTCAGACGCTCCACCGACAGCTACACCGCCATTGCCGATGTACTTCCTGATCTTCGGCACTGGCACGTCAGACCTGATGGCCTGGATAACAGTTTCCTTGCGTGACTGCTGCCAACTGATGATGTCATAGACAACAGCGGTTTCGACCGAACGTAGTCGATCTGTGGCCGTGATAACGGGGTCTTGAGCCAGGGTAATGCGTGCATGACCCACCACACCCGTCTTGATGTCGGTGCTGATGTCTTCCTTGACTCTTCCCCAGTATTCATCAGTGTCGATGAACTCAAAGGAACGGTCGCCATAGCTGGCGTCAACGTCGTTACTTCGTTCCATCCTGACAAAGCAATCGTTATACTTCATTCCAGTCACCCCACGTTCCTACGCGATACTGGTTAACCAACACCTGCCACCCGAGGGGAAACTCAGAGAGATAATCTCCCTGGATGAACTGCGTTCGGTTCTCGAAATACGAACCAGCGGTCAGTAACAATGCTTGCTTAATTGCCACGTCAACAGTTGACGCACCACAAACAAACTGAACTTCGATGGGCGGTTGCCGTTCGCTCAACTCGGGCAAACTCGTGTTACTCTTCCAGGCGATGAACCCTGGTTGTGCCTTCGTATTCACCCAGTAAAGAGAACTGTTCAGCGTCTGTTGCACGTCATCGGCATCGTAATACTTCACATGAGTAACTGACGCCAACGGCGGTTTGGGCAGGTAGAGCTTGTCAGGCCACGAGTCAAGGTAGAGCTTCCACGTTTGGGTTATCAAGGCACGACCTGTCTGGGCCTCGAACAACTGGCGTGTAGTGGTGATGAAGCGGTCGATGTCCGTATCTTCTCTTGTGCCAATGTTGGTTCGCAACTGGCTCTTGACCTCAGTTTTCGTGATCGGTTCTGTTGCGGGTGGTGTTACTAACTCGATGGTGACCATACTGTATGTATGAAAAAAGGGTCAGGAATCCCTTCCTGACCCTTCGACCTCTCATTTGGAGAAATGAGATTCACACTGATTCAACTGTTACTTCCTGCCAGTCGGTGCCGTCAAAATACCACAAGGCACCACTGACCAGGATAATCTGGCCAATAGTTGATACGGACGGTGCAGGAGTTGTTTCCCCTGTCGGAAGAAACAACTTGTCAGGGCGGTTATCGCCGTTCGTTTTTACATTACGTCTTGCTGCCATAGTTCCTCCAGGTTACGAATACATGTGCTTGACTGCGGCGGTCGGGCCAACGTACTTCGCATCACTGCGAAGGAACACGTAGAAGCCAACCTGACCCAGGTGGATGTACTTCTCGTTGCAGCGAACAAGCTCGATGCCGTTAACATCACGGATCAAGTGTTGCGACAAATCGCCGAAAGCCATCATTTTCTCGTTGGTGCTGTCGCCGTCATCCACGCTGTTGGAAATGTGGATCGGGTAACCGAACAACTTGTCAGGCACGCCCGCTTGCATGCCAGGTTGCCATAGGTAGTTCTGGTTGTCATCCTTCAGCCGCCGAACATCCGAAAGAACTTCATCACTCATGATGAACGCACACTTGGGTGCCGAGCGGTATGCCACGTCAACGCTGTGGATCAGCGTGATAATGTCATCGCTGGTCATGGCTGCCGTGTTCAGGTCAACGCCAACCGTGGAAGCTGCAACAACACCCTGCGGCTTGCTGCTGTTATCGCCAGTTACGAAGTGAACTTCCTGAGCCCTGCCGATCATCTCACCCAACGCACGGGCAATCCAGGATTGAAGGTCAAAGGCACTGTCCTGAAGAAGTTCGATGCTGACGGTGCGAAGTGCCGAATACTTGTACGCGAGCAGGTTCACGTTCGTGAAGGTCGGTGCATCGCCTTCCGTGGTTTCGCTACCTTCACCGACGATGGAAGCCACCAGAGCGGTGTTATCCACGGCTGGATATGCAATCGTCTGGCCCGAGTCGGTAACAAGGTGAGAGCAATAGTTGCGGATAGGTGCATACCAAAGCAGGGCCTCGGAGAGCTTGTTAGCAAAGCCCGTTGGCACCGTGTAACCACCAGCACCCACCGTCTTGCTCATCGCAGTACGAACATTGATGCCGTTGCTGTTCAGGTTGATGCCGCAGTGACTGGCCGCGGTCATAACTTCGCCATCGAATCGAGCATACGGGGTGCCGCCCAAAGCCCAGGAACGCAGGGCAGTTTCGAAATAGCGGTCGTAGTCGTGGTGTTCGTTCGGCTTGTGGGGTGCAACCTTGCGGGTAGCTGGCTGCTTGATTTCGGCCTCTTGTGCGGCCAGGTATTCCCGACGCTGTTCGCCATCGGCCTTTGCCTTCAGGTCATCGGCCAGCGTCATCAGTTCATCCCACTTGAGACGTTCCTCAGCGTTCATGTCACGCTTTTCGGCCTCGGCCGTATCCAGAATCTTGCGGCAATCATGGACTGCCTTAGCTCTCTGCTCCAAAAGTTCGACTGACTTCATTTTTCTCCTGGGTTCTTGTTATTGCCCTATGGCCGTATATAGCAGCCATCCAATTCTTTTCTGTAGAGTTCCAGCTTGTAACGCCACAAATCTGGTTCATCGTTGTAACAACTCCTGATGTCCAACGAAAAGTTCGCATCCTTGTACGCAGGAAACGGCACCACACTAACCTCGATCAGGTTCACATCGGCCAACGTCCTGACAACTCCATCCCCGTCCTTGTTCCACAAGTCCTTGCGAACCTGGAAGCCGAAGCTGCTGCCATCAACATCTCCACGGTTGATGGACTCGATAAGGTGGTTGGCCGCTTGTGGAAGTACAACCTCGAACCTGAGACCCTTGTTATCAGTCCAGACCTTGGCAGTACCTGACGTAGTTCGCCCGAGAACTTGGGATGAGTCGTGGTTGAACAACACCCTGATGTCGTTGTTCAAGCTGCTGTCAAACGCACCAGGGGCGATAACTTCACGGAACATCTTGCCTCTGCTGTCGGTCAACCACGTTGGCACGTTGTACAAGGCACTGTAACCTGACAAAGTGCGGCCAGTGTTATTCAGGGATGTTCTTATCGCTCTCGTTTCCATTTTGCTCCTGGTTCATAGTGCCGATGTTCAACGGCAAGTTATATACGTCACCATCTGGGCCAATTCCTGGGGCATTCAGCATCCTGCGTATCTCGTTAATCGACCAGATACCCCACTGTCGCCCTTGAACAAACACCCGCATCTGTTCTTCCAAACTTCCACGTAACAGTTGCTCCACGGCGAACTCGGCATAGTAGGTGTTACGTTCGCTCGGCAGGATCAACTTCCGTTTTGCCTCTTGCTCAATTGCGTTCAAGTAACTCATCAGGGTTGATTGAACAAAGCTGCGGATTTGTTCCGTCCAGTTCGACCAGGTTGCACGGCCGTACTCTTGCACGAGGGACAACGGCACCCCGTAAATCTGGCAGATTTGCTTTTCACTTAGCTGTGCCGCCTCGATGAACTGTGATTGATCGTTTGGTATCTGCATTGGCAGCCAATCCCACTCGTTTTGCAGTAACACAACACGACCAGTGTTGGCCGATCCCTGGTTCGCCCTGAAACTCTGCAATACGTTTTGCTCGCCTTGTGGTGACAACGGTGGGCCAGAGTTCTTGAGAATACCCGAGGGTCTGGCAGCGTTGGCAAAGTAACTGGCACCGTGCTTCTGCACGGCCAGGGCATAGCCGAGGGTCTCTCGGGCCACGGCCAAAGGACTCATTCCCCAGAGGCCATCAGGACTCATCAGATGGACGTGAAACACGTTGTCAGGCGATAACCTGGTGCCGTCAACGTCATAGTAGAGCGTGTTATCACGGTCTCGTTTGACCTGAACAGAGCTTGGCGGAAGAGGCCACAACGCCGTAACACGGCCAGAACCATCCCTGACGATTTCGTTCACCCAGTTACCCTGGGTGAGCAAGCTGTACATGCCTTGCCGCTTCCAGGTATGACAAGTCATTTCCTGGTTAGGTTGTTCGACCATGATCTGCCACAATGGGTGGTCTTTGGCCTTGTTACGGCCGTCATCTGCTTCACGCTGGTAGACAAAGCAATCCAGGTTAGCAACGTGTTCAGACAGCACACGGATACAGGCATAGGCCGTAGACAGGCCCAGTACGGCCTGTTCGTTTACGGTTACACCTGCGGCAACGGGTTCAGTGAACAGGGATGATGGGACGTTTTGCCTAGTCAGTGATCGGATAAGCCAATTCAACATGTGATATATAGGACATGGACAATCTTTTAACTCAGCTTGGCGTGGTGGGTGCAAATGTGGCGGTTGTGTTGTTGTTCCTGCGGTATTTGGCCGCAAAGGACAAGACCCTGGAACGAATAACAAAAGAACTCGGGGATAAGCTGGATGAAGTGTCAAGATTGCTGGCGGAACTGCGTAACAAACTCTAACAGTAACTCGGCACCCTATCCTCGTAAGGACTGCGGACGTGACGATATTCCCCGCTGGCCTCGGTTGTTACTGCTCTGCTCAAGGCCATCAACACGGCAACCAGGGCGTCAATCTTGTCGCTGGTCTTATCCCGATCAGGGTACATGAGTTGTTTGCTGTCTTCCTTCATTACCACGCACTGTAAGGCCCATCTAAGCATGCTGTTACCCTGGTGGCAGAGTTCCTTTCGTGCCACGAGTTGTTCCAGCTTGCGACAAGGTTCGTTGAAGTAACGCGGATACTGTGGAAACTGGAAGACGTTGAAGCCCTCGGCCTGCAAGATCAACATGGTTTCCCCGAGGCCGTTAGGGTCAAGGATGATTTCTCTTATGGGATGTTTGGCGTTGATCTCAGCTATCTTGTTCCGCATATCCTGGTAACTCGTGGCATTACCTGGGGTAACCTTGAGGCACCCCTCGTGGGAAAACGTCTGGTAGTGGCCCAGGTTCTGCCGCTGCTTCTTCTCTGCTGCGGCCTGTGGCAGGAAGCCCGTAACATCCACGTAGAACCTGCCCTGATAGGGGATAACCGTGGCAACAGCACACACGTCAAGTTTGCTGGCACCGTCAACGCCAACGAAACACGGTGTACCAGGTGGCGGCCAGTCAGTTACTTTGCACTCATCCCACGCATCCAAGTCGATATAGCCATTCTCAGACCATGAGACCCACTGATTAAGGAAGAACTTCCTGGCATGCAGCTTCTGGGAACTTGTCCTGGCCGCTGTCATTTCCTGGTGCATTTGCTCGTGGGGTATCAGTTCCCCGAGGGCAGGATTTGCCGCCTTCCACGCCTTTTGATCCATCAGTTCACAGCCATCTGGTGCCGTGTAGAGGGCAGGCAAGAAATGGATGTCATCCACTTCACCCCGTAACAATGCCTCAGCGTATTGCCACTGGTCGTAAAAGAAGCCAGCTTTGACAGAACCTACGGTGCTGAGACAGAGTATTAACGTGTTGTTCCTGGCCCGTAAACTGGGTTCAACAGCACTGAATAACTTGTCAGGCACCACCGCTGCCTCGTCAATGATTAGGGTGGATAAGCTGTTACCCAAAGCAGGGTCAACGGCCGAACTACTGGAGATGTACCAGCCAGAACGCTTGGGATACTCCACTTTCTGCTGACTGGGGATGACGTGCAGGGCGTTACGAACCTTTTGCGGGCCACGGCCGATGAAGAAGGACAAGTTGTCATAGATCAGCTTTGCTTGCTTCTTTGCCGCCGCAAAGCTGATGATTGTGGGACGATCCTGGTCAGATAACAAGAGTTGTTTCAGGGTGATGGCACTGGCAAGGAAGGTCTTGCCATTCTGCCGAGCAACTGACAACGCCGACCGTTTGAACCTGAGTTCTCCATCTTTATGCCAACCGTACAGCGTTCGGAGATATTCGGCTTGCCAGGTCAGGCATCGGCCGCACGTTGCGTACTCCACGAACCGTACAGCCCTGTCTGCGGCCTCGGGGTCGTAGATGTAACCTTTGGCCTTAGCGGCCTTGTCGGTGGGCAGTTGCATTCTTCCTGGTTTCGACGTTATGACATTTGGCACAACACCCCTTTAGGAACTCGGGTCGAACGTCATGAACTCCGTTTTCATGATGAACCTGGGTTGACCAGCCCGTACAACCATCGTGCTTGAGTTGGCACATGGGGTCTCGGGCCAGGATGACTTTGCGGATACGTTGCCATTCAGCACCGTAACCACGAGCTTGACGGCTGGCCCTCTTGGCACCGCAGTTACACGGCTTAGGGATGTTTGGGGGTAAGTCTGGCAAGTTGTTCCTTTGCTCGTTCGAAGGCGGCCACAAACCTCATCGTCTGCTCACGACGTTGACGGTCTTCACGACGTTTGAGCCAGTAGTTCTTAAAACGTGAATTCATCCATCCCCTCATGTCTATCCAGGTTACTGCTCATCGTTACGGCCATCCGTTTGCGAGCGTAGGGGTTCAAGCCGAAAAGGTTGCATTGCAGCTTGAACTGGGTTGCTAAATTAGTAAACGTCTTGCCGCCCTCGGCTGCCAGCAACCTTTCCCAGAGCTTGCACACGACCGTGAAGGCCGCACGATCCATGTCAGTTACGATGCCGTTGGCTACCAGGGTAGGCCAGTGCTGGCACCAGAACTCTTTTGACGATCCAGTCAGGGTCTCGGGTGGTTCGTTGTTCGTGGCAGGGGTTGACTGCACGGCTTGCCGTCTTTGCTTGTTCAAACTTCCTGGTTGTGCTGCTCTTTTGCCCATGACTTCCTTTGAAAACCTGCCGTGGGAATAGGGAGAGACCCACGGCAGGGGAGATTGATAACTTGGCAGTTATCACAAGTAGTTAGAGCGTGACTTTGAAAAATACCCCTACCCCAGACTCGGAAAACCAAAGAAATAATGAGAAAAATGCGGCTAGGGTTCTCTGCGTAATGGCCCTAAAGTTGTTCGTCCGCCCTATCCTCCGAGCCAAACTCACTCTTTTTTGGCCTCCGCTCTACGAACATGGTAACGCCCATCAAATAGAACGCTACCCATCGACACACGAAGCAGAACCATTCCCTCGGTGTCTTGTTTGGATTCATGGTCGTAGTTAACTCGGATGCTCCCATGTGCTTCTTCAACATCGTTACGAGTCCTTGTGACAGGGTTAGGTCGCAGACCTGGGCCTTTACGTTGACATGGTTAAAGTCCAGTAGTTCTGGGCTGTGAGCGAAGATGTTGCGAATATCGCCCACTGCTTTGAGTGTTTTGAGCATCGTTTTATCAATTAGTCCCAGAGAATAGGCCATGTCCGCACATTTGGCGGAATCGCCAAGTGATCCTCCTGCTTTGAACATATTCTCTGAAGTGGCACCCTCGATGAGGAACTTTCTTAACAAAGTCATCAGCGAATTCTCGATGAAGGCAGTTACGATCAATGCACAGCCTAAATCTGATTCACCCTTGATGGCCCTCTCGTAATGCTCGTTGTACCGATCCAACTCCTCTTCCGTCAAAGCCTTGCGTGCCATACGTGTACCCCCTGTTTCATTTGCGACCTGGCTACGTTGATGTGATTTTATCAGAAAAGCCTGAACGAGCATCGGTTATCCTCGCCTTCGCCGTGTTGAAATAACCTTCTACGAGTTCAATTCCCACGAATGAACGATTGAGACTGTAGAGCGACAATTAACTTTCCCCACTGACGACAATTAGAATTCCCCGCGTGCAGCGTCAACAACAGGCGTCATTTTGATCGTGCGTACACTGTCGCAAGCTACCCACAGGAAGGAGCTGGCGATGGCGACGATCACG